GCTGTCCACACCGGGGACGGTAGCGGCGTAGATGTAGCCGCCGTCAGTGCTTGTGGCCGCCACAGCGGGCACGCCGATGCTGTGATTCTCCTGCAGTTCCTCAACAGCTTCACTCATGCCGTTCATGTACCAGTTGAAGTATGCGGCAGGGGGTTTCTGCCCAGGCTGGAAGCCGTTTGTTTTCAATGATTCGGGAGGCTCAACGCCTGCCGCGTGCCATGCCGGCACAGTTTTTTTAAGAGCCATTTTTCACCCTCCTATACGTTTATACGGGCAATGCCGTGCTGGTGTCAGTGGCATAGCCGAGCGTGCCGCCAATCGTCTGCGCCTCATCCGCGAAGCCCGCATTCTCGTCATATTCCATGCTCGTGGTGCCAAACTCAAACGTACCGGAGAAGCCGTAGAACGAGAACGAAACGCCGGAAGGGATGAGCGCCTGCACGATCTTCGTGGCGGATGTAATATCCATGCCGATTTTGTTGATGGCATCATACGGGATGCCGTCAAGCACAACCTCGCATTTGCCCTCCGTCTCTGTCAGCAGCACGTCGGCCGGGTTGCAGCCGAACGTGATGCAGATGGCATTGACGATGCTGTTGTGATCGGAGCCGGACAGGTTGCGGATAATGCGTGCCTTGAGCAGCGCCCTGTATTGCTCATCGGTTGCAATGCCGCGCGTCTGCCCCAGCATCTCACCGTACAGGTCAAGCGTATTGCCCGTGGCCAGCTCAATGTCCAGGCTGTCGTAAATCGCATTCACGGCCTCCCGCAGCTTGTCGGTCGCGCTTTTTTCAACGCTGAGGATCTTGGCGTTGTTCGACCCTGCTGTCTTGCGGTATGCGTCCGGCAGGTTTTTTACGTGGTTCTCGCGGTTAAAGCGCGTGATCACGTCACCACCTCCAAAGCAACACCAGCGCAGACCACCGTGCCATACTGAGGCACGGTGATGTTGTCCGTGCTATACGCTCCGCCGTTCGTGGACAGCTTGAGCGTCGTGACCTCCGTCACACCGGGGACGCTGTAGATGTAGCCGTACAGGGTGGACAGCACAAGGGAGTTTCCGATGCCGAGGTTGTTGATGTAATTCGATACAGCGGTGCTGATCTGATCCTTGCCATCATCCGGGAAGGATGCGTTGGTTCGAATCTGAATGTAAACCGAAACGGTAATCTCGGGAGCGTAGGTGTACCTGACCACTCGCGCATTGCCGCTGAGGTCGGTGATGGTGACGGACTCATTGCCCCAGGTCTGAATGCCCACAGGGCGCTTGTCGAAGATGGCCTGCGCAATTTCCTGCCGCTTGCCTTCCCCACCCTGCACATAGCATTCAAAGCTGTGCGGGGGTCTGCCTGAGCCGTCTTCTCCATCCGTTTCGTTCTCGATCACAGCCGCGAATTGCACGCCGGGGATGCGCAGCAGCGCCGCACGGATGGCGTTGGTGTTGCCGCTGCCCGCACCGCTGACGGCCGCCGCAAAGCGCTTGCGCAGCTCTGTGTCGCTTTCCTCATCAATGCCAGCGTTGATGATCTCAACACCGGCAACAGCATCCACGTTCGCGTCGGGGTTCACGATGCGGGAAATGGCCGCCGCACTTGCAAGGTTGCCCACCGTGCCCGTATCGGAGCAGCACACCTCCGCGAGGCATGTTCCGTCGCTTCCGATGGTGTAGTCCTGGATTGTCCAGTATGTCAATTCGGTGTCCGTGGCAACCAGGAATCCCGCGGAAATCACATACCCAGCCTTGCCTGTAAACCGCACCCGGTATTCCGCAGCTGATGCAGGATTGCGGGAAATGCCGGCAAACACCATGAGCCGGTCAAGGCTCTGCCCGGATGCCGTATTGGGAAAGCGGGAATAATAGACCTGTTCGATTTCTTCCTCCGCAATCGCCTGGTCGTAGGCGTTGACGCGAAGGTACTTGCCCAGAACGCTCTGGTCGCTCGTGTCGATGTCCTCACCCAGGAGCTCCTTCGCCCGCCGTTCTTTCTCAGACAGGATGTCGGCGTAGGTGCGTCTCTGATAACCCTTATCCGTCAATCCCATGCAAACTCACCTCCAACTTCTTCACCTTTCGCAGTCTGCGCCTTGAAGGTGACAGTCGCCTTTCGGGCCGCCCTGTCCACCTTGTAGGAAAACTCCGTGATGGTGAAGGTGCTGTCCACCTGGGCCAGGCCGCGCTCGATTTCAAAGCGTGCAAGTTCCTCGCCCACACCCTTGCCCAGAAGGTTGCCGAAATCAATGCCCTGCTCCCAGTCGAAAAACCACTCTTTCAGGTTGGTACGCAGAACCGTCCAGACCTTTTGCCGCGTGAGCTCATCGCCCACCACAATGCTGATGTGACCGTTCTCAATCAGCACATCGCCGTTTGCGTCCAAAGCAAAGCCCTTCATGTGATCCGCTCCTTCCCTCAAAGAATGCCGACAATGATGCTGTCGGAAATACTGTGTCGGCCCGCGGGAGGCAGCTCATTGTTGCCGCGGCGGGCCTCGGTGATGTCCCAGTCAGCGCACAGACAAGCCACAAGGTCGCCTTTTGTGATCATGGTAGCCGTGGCGACGGTCACATAGCTTCCGTTGCCGTCCTTGATCGAACGTGTGCCAACCTTGTACTTGCATGCAATCGGGACATCAGAAACGACGGCTTGCGGCCTCGCCACGCCGCCTATATCTTTTATCAAGCCAAGCGGCTGAACCGTGGCCGTCTCTCCGTCTGTCGAGATCACCTTGCCGATGTACCCGCAATGCAAGCCCATCAGCTTCTTCTCGATAACGGAATCAAAAAAAGACATGTTGCCCATGTCTCCACCTCCCCTTAGTACATTTTCACGGTGGTAATGGCTCCAGCTGGGGAGAAGCGGTGCTCGCCGCTGCAGACACGGTAGGTGCCGTTCGCGTCTTTGCTCGCCAGATTGACGATGCCACCGGCGCACATGCGATGCTGCAGCAGCATCTCCACCTCGTAGCCTTCCACCGTTTCCGTGAAGTCCTCGGCAGTGATTTCTTCTTCGTAAGAGCCAGGGGAGCCAATCATGCCGGTATCAACTGATACCTCAAAATTCAGGTTGTCGCCCTCTTTGATGTGCCGGGCGTAGATTTTGCCCTTGCTCACATAGACGGAGATCCCGCAGACATCCGCGTACTGCTTGATGTTCTGCATCAGATCGCCGTCCACGGTCTGCCCGTCTTTGTAGGTGTGGTCACGCCGCGGATTAAACACAGCCACCGGGATGCCGGTCTTGCCGATCAGCTCCTTCAGGATGTAGCTGGCCTTGGTGCCAGCTGCATAGGTGATGCTCTCAATGGTGTGGTCTTTGATGTCGTCCATCGCATAGATGGTCGTCACCTTGTCCACGCCCTCGCGGGTCGTCTTGACCTTGGAGATGTACCCGCTGAAAAGCACGCCTGTATCGCCTTTGTAACCTGCCTCGACGGAGATGGCATCGCCTTTTTTGAACTGTTTGATTGTGTTATTGGACAGGTTGTAGACGACGATCTCCGCCTCGTTGGGCTCCATATCATCGTCGAATGGCACGGTGAACTCCACGTCCAGCTTCTCGGAATCAATCGTCACCTGACTGCTTCTCACAATCGCCACACTGCCGAATACGCCATCCGGGAGGATGTCAAACGGCTCCTTCCATGCATCGAAGGCCATGACAACCGCTGAGGTCAGCGGGTTGTCATGGCTCTGCATGATGGCTTTGGAGGCATTATCATTCATCGGATTCACCGCCCTCGCCATTGGCTACAATCAGCAGCACCGTGCGGCCCAGGTTGTCAAAGGTGACGGCATTGCTCTCGCCGCTGGGGTCTTTCGGGATGATCTCCAGGGCAGGGAAAATACCCGCCCGGCGCACGTCAGCCCAAAGCGGCCTGCCGTACACAATCGGCTCACCGGCACAGAGCAGCTCTCCCTCCCGGTAAAGGTCAACCGTGAACAGGTCAGCCGTCGCATTGTGGTTGAAGCGCAATGTAAATATCTCGCCAGCGAGCTGGATGTTGCACACATAGGGCAACAGCTCTTTTTTGATTTCCAATACATCCGGCGCGGTCATTTACATTCCCCCTTATTTTTTGTAACCCATCAGCAGATAAGCACCGACCTTCAACGTGGTGGCAACGCCCTGCTTGGTAAAAGCGTTCGGGTTGTTGATCATCACCGTGGAGATGCGCGGCTGCGGGGTCAGGTGCTTGTACTGTGCGCACAGCGCGGATACTGTGTCACCACTGACCACATGGTGGTAGATCGGGTACCCTTCGTCGCTGGTATTGCTGCCGCTGGTATTCTTGCCGCTGGTCACCTGCTGCGTTCCGGCGTTGGTGGTGCCGTTGGTGCTGGTTGAGGAGGTACCTTCGATGTTGGCCTTGTCAACCCAGCCGTACACCTTGCCGCCGTCGGTGGAAATCAGATGATACTGATGAACAGACCAGGTGCTTGTGTTGATCTTGGTGCATTCGCAGGTGGAGCGTCCGCGTGTAGCTGCCGCCTTCTTCGCGTCAGAGGAAACATACACGCTGCCGCCCTTGAACACGACGATGGAGCCCACCGTGATCTCCACGTTCTGCTTGGCAGCTTCCTCTTTTTCCTTTTCGCTTTCCTTCTTGGGAACGTATGCGCTTTTTGCGATGCGTACCTGAGTCAGCGTCATGGAGAAATCAGCGCCGCCGTAGTTGGTGTACGGGTGCGAAGTCTGGAAAGACTTGATCTGGAAGGAGTCTGCGATGTTCCTGCCGTGATACTGGACAAGCGCACCGGATGCCTGCCATGACCTCAGCTTTGACAGCACCTGCACTGCCTTTACGTCGTCATAGTCCACGATCTTGCCGGTGAGTGAGATGGAAAGGCCCCTCGCCTTCACCGTGTCCGAGGTTGGCATGCCTTCCTCGACGGGGTGGGAGGTCGATTCGACCTCCCGCTCCGCACTCTCGTCAATCACATGCACATAGAGACCATTGATAATCGCCATGCTTAGGCCTCCTTTGTCACAGTGGTTTTACGCTCCAAGCTCTCGAAGAACTCGTTCATGGCATCGTTCACCCACTGCTTGACCTTCCGGGCCGTCGTCCTGTCATCCTGCGTGCCGCTGATGGTCAGGTTGAAGGTCGGAGAAATAGTCGTGGTTTCGGTGCTGGTACGGCTGTTGTAGACCGTGCTGCTGTCCGTATCCGGGCTGTAGTGGCTGGTGTACGGGATGGAAGCATCGGCCATGGAGCGCGCCGTGTCCTGCAGCTGCGGGATCGTGCTCTGCATGCCCAGGTCGTAGCCTTCGCCGACGAACTGGCCCGACTTCATCGTCTTGCGCGACGGGCTGTTGATGTCCAGCTCAACGTCGAAGGCGCTCTGGATGTCAGCAGCGATGGATGCCGCCGTCGCAACCAGGGTCGAGCGCATGGATTCCATACCGCTGTCAACGCCCTGCATGATGGCCTGGCCGGAGGAGAACATAGTCAACGCCGTGGTGTTCATCAGGATGACGATCTCACCCAGGCGATCAGAGAACTTGCCCTTCACCTCGGTCAGTTTGGTGTCCGCCGTCGTGACCAGGTTGGCCAGGGCCGTGCCAACGGAGCTGTCAAGAGAGGACAGCGTGTCAGGCAGGTCGCCTGCTGTGCCCAGCTTGTCAAAGAGCGTGCCCAGCTTCGAGGTGTCCAGGCCGTTCACCGTGTCGAAGAAGGTCTTGGCGTTGGTAGCAAAGCCAGACAGGCCAGTACCCATGCTTTCCATGGCACTCGCGCCCAGGCCCAGGAAGCCGGTGCCCTTCGTTGCATCGGTGTCGATCTTGACGCTGTTCAGGGTGTCGAACAGGTTCTTGATGGGCGAGAAGTCCGTCCTGCCGCCAAGGTTGGAGAAGAAGGTTGCGATGTGCGTCGCAATGCCAGGAAGCGCAGAGGCCACGTTGGTCAGGGTTTCGCTTTCGGTGCCGGTGAACCAGTCGAAGAAACCGCCTTCCTTGGGCAGGCCCTTGATGTCAGCCAGCGCATTGAACAGGTTGGTCATGGCCGTGAAGCCAGTCGCCGGGATGTTCTGAATTTTCGCAATCGCGCTCAGGAACTCGTCACTTGCAAGGGCCACCAGGCCGGAGGCAATCTTGCTGAAGTTGATGTCGCCCATGAGCCAGCCCTTCACGCCGCCGTCAGTGGGAAGCCCCTTGATGCCGGCCAGGGCGTTGAACAGGCTGGTCATTTTGCCGAAGGATTCATCCGGGATGTCCTTGACCGTCGTGAAGAAGGTCTTCGCGTTGGTCGCGAAATCGGACAGCTTCGTGCCAAGGCCGGCATAGTCAACCTCGCCGAAGAAGAAGCTGCTGACGTTCTCGCTCACCAGCGCGCCAATCAGAGCACCGAGGGCTGATGCAAAGTCGCTGATGCCCTGGGTCTTGGCGCTGCCGAAGGTTTCAAGGGCAGGAGCTATTTTTTCAGCGAATGTGGAAATGTTCGCGCCGATGTCCGGCAGACCGTCGGAAAGGCCCGCCAGCGCACCGCCGATGAGGTTGCCCGCCATGTCGCCGATGATGTTGCACAGGTTGGTCAGCATCTCGCCGCCGTCTGCAATGAACTCATCAATGCCATCAATGCGGGAGAGTGCACCAAAGGCCAGCACAACCGCTTCCATGCCGCCCAGAGCAAGAGCAATCACGCCCATGCCGTTTGCTGCGGTGGCGACGTTGGCGAAGGTGCCGACGATGGCAACAAAGGACACAAACGCCGCGCCGACCAGGGCGATCTCCTCAATGATGCCGCAAAGCTGCTTCATCGCATCGCCGCCGCCGGAGATGAAGTCGGAGTACCCGTCAATCAGGGCCAGCGCACCAAAGGCCGCGACGATGGCTTCCATGCCAAGCAGAGCAATGGCGATGTCACCGATGCCGACTGCCGCATCCTTGATGTTCACGTTCTTGCCAACGAGGCCCACAAAACCAACGAAAGCCGCGCCCACAAGGCCGATGTCGCCGATGATGCCGCAGAGCTGCCCAAGGGCTTCTCCGCCGCCAGCCATGAACTCGTCATATCCATCAATCTTTTGCAGCGCACCAAAGGCCGCGACGACAAGGCCGATGCCTGCAATGGCCACAGCAATGCCGCCCATAGCCGTCAGCATG